ATATCAAAGAGTTCTGTGAGCTACAGGGTTGGTACTACTCACACAAAAGAAGAAACTCTGTAAAGTTAGATTTACTTCTTGCGATACAAACATGGGAGAAGTGGAGAAAAATAGAGCACGACTTATCACCTGCATCAATTAGAAAAATTTATTCTTATCTTGGTGACAATGTAACCAAAGGTTATCGCACCGGTAAAACGATGAGTGATGAAGAAACCTATTACATTGAAGAATGCACCGCGGATCATGGATTACAAACCACAGATGTTTGGTACAAAGCTTTTGCAGGACTAGATCCAATGACAGAAAATTATATTAGAAACATGCTGGCCAACAGAGAAAAGATTACACAGACACCACGCATAACACTATCAACTATACATGGAGCGAAGGGAGGTGAAGCTGACAATGTATTACTTTTACCTGATATTACTAAGTCTGCTTCTGACAACAATGACATCGATCCAGACGAACTACATCGTCTATTCTATGTTGCTGTGACACGAGCAAAAAAATCTTTACACATACTAGAACCAAGAAACTATGAAAGGGCATACATACTATGAGTGCATACGACAACCAGGTCGGAGGCGACCACTACAAAAAATATAAGATACAGCCTAGCGAATTCATCAATAAAAACAAGTTGTTATTCGCTGAGGGTTCTGCTATAAAGTATATTGTAAGACATCAAGATAAGGGAGGCAAAGAGAGCCTTGAGAAAGCGAAACATTTTATCGATATGATAATCGAAAGGGACTATAGTTGAGGACACTACAGCAACCACTCTTCACACCAGAAACAGAGTGGGTACCACCAGACAGATTACCAGATTTATCCGGTCACTTGGAGATAGCCATTGACTTGGAAACACGAGATCCGAACCTTCTCACAATGGGATCCGGTTCGGTAAGAAGAGACGGTGAAGTAGTCGGCATAGCTGTGGCGGTCGAAGGCTGGTCCGGCTACTTTCCTATCGCGCACGAAGGTGGTGGGAACATGGACCGCGCATTAGTATTAGATTGGTTCGAAGAAATCTTACACAACACAGCCACAAAAATATTTCACAATGCAATGTACGACGTATCCTGGATACGGTCGATGGGCTTTCACATCAACGGTGGCATCATCGATACAATGATTGCTGCAAGTTTGATTGATGAAAATAGATTTAGTTACACACTGGACTCTGTTGGTAAAGATTATATTGGCATGCGCAAGAATGAAAATCTTTTGAAAGAAGCTGCAAAAGATTTTGGAGTCAATCCAAAAGCAGAGATGTGGAGACTACCTGCACCATTTGTAGGTGAGTATGCAGAAAAAGATGCAGAAATGACACTGAAGTTATGGCATGCATTACAACACGAGATTACAAAACAAGATCTGTGGGACGTGTTTAATTTAGAAACAAATCTGTTTCCATGTTTGGTCGATATGAAATTTAAAGGTGTACGCGTTGACGTTGCAAAAGCACACGCAACCAAGACACAGCTAGTAGTGACAGAGGGCGAGCTGTTGCGTGATATAAAAAAGATTGCAGGGTTTGATGTAGAGATCTGGGCCGCCGCATCTATTGCAAAAGCGTTTGACACACAAAAGATTCCATACGACAGAACAGACAAAGGCGCACCAAGTTTTACGAAAAATTTTTTAGCGACACATCCAGCAGAGCTACCCAAACTAATTAACCAAGCAAGAGAGATCAACAAAGCAAACACCACGTTTATCGATACGATACTCAAGCACGAATACAAAGGCAGGATCCACGCTGACATAAACCAGATACGATCTGATCAGGGCGGTACAGTCACGGGTAGATTTAGTTACAGTAACCCGAACCTGCAGCAGATACCTGCACGGCACAAGGAGCTGGGCCCGCTGATTAGAAGTTTATTTATACCAGAAGATGGGCACAAGTGGGGCTGCTTTGACTACAGTCAACAAGAACCGAGAATATTAGTGCACTTCGCATCGTTGATGAAGATGGAAGGCACAGGATCTATTGTAGATGCGTACAACGACGGCAGCGCAGACTTTCACCAGATGATAGCTGACATGGCCGGTATCGAACGTAAACAGGCAAAGACAATTAATTTAGGTATTATGTATGGCATGGGTAAGAATAAACTTATGGCAGAATTAGGGCTGATGAAAGACGCAGCAGAAAAACTACTCAAAACTTATCACCAACGAGCGCCGTTTGTAAAAATGTTATCGGAGTCAGTGGCTAGACGTGCCGATACCAGCGGCAAGATACGCACGATTGGTGGTAGGCTGTGCCACTTTGATCTTTGGGAGCCGCATGGTTTTGGTATTAAGAAACCACTACCACACGCAGAAGCACTCAGGGAGCATGGACCGGGGATTAAACGAGCGTTTACATACAAAGCGCTAAACAAACTAATACAGGGATCAG